GTGATGGGGTGTCTGTGGCAGAATATTTCTTGGAAGCTCTTTGGCCTCAGACAGTAGATGCAATTGATCTTGCCTATGATACTAATGACGCCGTAATGGAATTTGGTGTTACATTGAGATTTAATTATATGGTCATATCAAAATAATAGTTCTGTCGGTGCTGTATAAATAGTAGTATGGCAGAATTATTTGGATATGAAATAAAACGAAAGAAGGAAGCGACGAAGGCTCAGTCCTTCGTCGCACCTTCCGACGAAGAAGGTACCCTAGATATTGCTGGTGGTGCTGGTTTTTTTAGCCAGTATGTAAACCTAGATAAGGCAGCAAAACACGATTGGGATTTAATTCGTAAATATCGTACTACAGCTGAATCTCCAGAATGTGATCTAGCAATAGAAGATATTATTAATGAGTCTATTACAGCAGATGAAACAGACTGCTCTGTAAAACTTGATCTTGACCAAACAGACTTATCCAAGTCTATTAAAACTAAAGTTAATGATGAGTTCGCTGAAATTCTCCGTCTTTTAGAATGGAAGAATAAAGGTCATGATATATTCAAGAGATGGTATATTGATGGTAGAATATACTATCACAAGATGGTTGATGAGAAACAATCTCGCAAAGGTATTGCTGAGATTCGATATATTGATCCTAAGTTTATCAAGAAAGTTCGTCTTGTAGAAAAAGATAAGGCTAATCAAAATCAAAGAACCGAAGGCCTTGAACTAATCAAAAGAGTTCAGGAATTTTTTATCTATAATGAGGCTGGAGTTTATCCTGGTCTTACCGGAATCAGTGGTCCTGGTGTAAAGAATTCACAAGGTCTTAAAGTTTCACCTGACAGTATTGCATATGTTACTTCAGGTATTTTCAATCCAACAACAAAACAAGTTTATGGTTTTTTACATAAAGCTATCAAACCTGTAAACCAACTCCGCATGATGGAAGATGCGACAGTTATCTATCGTATCAGTCGAGCACCAGAACGGAGAATCTTCTATATTGATGTAGGCAATCTACCTAAACCTAAAGCAGAAGCTTATCTCAAAGATGTGATGAGTCGTTATCGCAATAAGGTAGTATATGATGGTTCTACTGGTGAAGTCAAAGACGACAGAAACCAAATGTCTATGTTGGAAGATTTCTGGTTACCACGGCGAGAAGGTGGACGAGGTACAGAAATTACTACACTTCAAGGTGGACAAAATCTTGGAGAGATGGCTGATGTAGAATATTTTAAAGAAAAACTTTATCGTTCATTGAATATTCCACAATCTCGTTTGATGTCAGACAGTGGTTTTAATATGGGTCGTTCAGCTGAGATTACAAGAGATGAAATAAAGTTTACAAAATTCATTCAGAGAATTAGAAAAAGATTTACCGGTCTGTTCCAAGACCTACTTAAAACTCAATTAATTCTAAAAGGTATTATGACACCTGAAGATTGGGATGTTGTAAAAGAAAAAATCATTTATAATTTTAATGATGATAATCACTTCTTTGAATTAAAAGATGCGGAATTGTTAAAGGAAAGAGTTGAACAATTAACCGCAGTTAGTGAATATGTCGGTACATATTTTTCTGTAGAATGGATTAGAAAGAATGTATTGAAACAATCACCTGAAGAAATAGAAGAAATTGATAATCAAATTGCAAATGAAAGAGAATCTGGTCAGGTAGATCCTGATGCTGGTTACGGTGTTGGTGGACCTGAAGGTGGATTTGGTGATCCAACTAGAGGTGTTGAACAAGAACCTATGTGGCCAGACGATGCCGATGAACCTACAAATGATAATGGAGGTTCAAATTATTAAAACTTATAAATATATAAAAATGAGGAAATTTTATTATGTCTAAAACAATAAAGGATATGGTTGATTCCATAACCACAGGTGATCTTTCCGCGGCCAATGGTGCATTTGATGAAATCATAGCTGCTAAAAGAGCTGATGGTTGGGCAACATCAAAACAAGATTTTGCTCGCACAGCTTTCGATGATATTACTCCTGATGTTACGCATGAACCAGTAGATACTGGTATTACAGGAGAACCGGAAGAGTCAGAGGAAAAATAAATGAAACTTATATCAGAACACGTTGATGAAATAGAATACATCACCGAAGATACAGAAGATGGTAAAAAGAATTACCGAATTAAAGGTGTGTTCATGCAAGCCGAAGTTAAAAATCGGAACAATCGTATGTACCCCATGAATGTATTAGAAAGTGAAGTAAAAAGATACAATAGAGAATATGTTAATCAGAAGCGTGCTTTTGGTGAACTAGGTCATCCAGATGGCCCAACAGTTAATCTTGAAAGAGTGTCACATATGATAACCAAATTATATCCTGATGGTAAAAATTTCATCGGTGAAGCAAAAATTATGGATACTCCATATGGAAAGATTGTAAAGAATCTTATTGATGAAGGTGCCAAACTTGGCGTTTCGTCGAGAGGTATGGGTTCACTAGAACCCAAAAGAGATATGCAGGTCGTCAAAGATGACTTTTATTTGGCAACTGCGGCCGATATTGTTGCAGATCCATCTGCCCCTAATGCTTTTGTAGAAGGTATTATGGAAGGTAAAGAGTGGGTTTGGGATAACGGCATAATTAAAGAAATGGATATTGAAGTATATAAGGAAGAATTGGATAGAAGGTACGCAAGACGGCAGGCTAGAGAAGAAAAAGCTGTAGAAATCTTTGAAGATTTTATGTCTAAAATCTAAATATTATAAATAACTTATATACTATAAATAACAAGGGAGTTATCCAACAATGACAGATATCAACACAGAGCTAGAAGCGATTGCTGCAGAGGAATTTGTAGACGATACGCAACTAGACGAAGTAGCTGCAGATGCCCCAAAGAAAGGTGCTCTACCTCCACAACCTGCTGAGGTTGTTCCTGGTGAGCGTCAAGACATGGGTCCTGCTGTTGTTTCTCCTGATGCTCCTTCTGATCCTGGTAAAGAGGCTTCAAAAAAATCTTCAAAATCTAAAGACCTTCCTGATAAAGGTAAGCCTTCGGACGCATCACCAAAAGCAGTCGGTGATGGTAGTGGTCCTATGAAGGCCGGCGCTCGGGAAGAAGTAGAAGATGATGAAGAACTTGAAGCTATCTCTGAGGATGAAACTTCTGATAATGAAACAACTAAAACTGTTTCTGAGGCAGAAGAAGTAGAAGAAGAAACAATTGAAGATCGAGTTTCTGCTATGGATCTTTCTGATGATGTCAATGCCCTGACTGAAGGTGGTGAACTTTCAGAGGAGTTTAAGAAGAAGGCTGCAACAATCTTTGAAGCAGCTGTTCGTGCAAAGCTCCGTTCAGAACTTGAACATCTTAACGAAACATACAAAGCGAAATACGAATCTGAAATTGAAGAAGCAAAAAACGAAATGGCTGAGAAAGTCGATGACTATCTCAACTATGTTGTAGAAGAATGGATGAAGAAGAATGAGATGGCCGTAGAACATAAGATGAAATCGGAAATCGCAGAGAGCTTTATCACCGGTCTTAAATCACTCTTTGATGAGCACAATATTGCTATTCCTGATGAGCAGTTCGATATGCTTGATGCCGCGGCCGATACGGTCGATGAGCTTGAAGGTAAGTTGAGCGAACAGATTGAAAGAAATATTGTTCTAACAAAAGAGAATGATGATTTGAAGAGGCAGGAAATTCTTTTAGATGTAGCTTCTGATCTTGCAGATACAGAAGTAGAAAAATTTGCTGGTCTAGTAGAAAATATTAACTATGAGAATGAGGAAGATTTTCGTGAGAAAGTCAACACAATCAAAGAGTCATATTTTCCAAAAGCTCCAACAAGTAACAATGATGATACAGCAGCACCTGTAAATGAGGGTAGCGTCGATCTTGATGCTGTGCCCGACTCGATGGCTGCTTATATGTCCGCAATTTCACGGACTCATCTCCGTGACAAAGCGGAAGCATAATAAGTTTACACACAAAATAGGGAGAAGAAAAAAAATGTTTCAAACGGAACACCTACAGGAAAAGTGGCAGCCAGTACTCGGTCATCCCGATCTCCCCGAGATTAAGGATAGCTATCGTCGGGCAGTCACAACTGTAATCCTAGAAAACCAAGAGCGTGCAATGCGAGAGGACTCTGAGTTCCTTCGTGAAGCAGCACCTCAAAACGCAACTGGTTCGGCAGTAGCAAATTGGGATCCAATCCTAATTTCGCTAGTTCGCCGTGCCATGCCTTCTCTAATCGCATACGATATCTGTGGCGTCCAGCCAATGACTGGTCCTACAGGTCTTATCTTTGCGATGAAGGCACGTTATACATCACAGTCCGGTACAGAAGCTCTGTTTAATGAAGCCGACACCACATTTGGTGGTGCAGGTACTCATACAGGTTCTGACGTACTCAAGACTTTAACAACAACCAACTTCCAGACAGGTACTGGCATGACCACAGCTGCTGCTGAAGCTCTTGGCGATTCCGCCTCAAATGCTTTTGCAGAGATGGCATTCAGCATTGAGAAGGCAACCGTAACTGCAAAGTCACGGGCTCTCAAAGCAGAATACACAATGGAACTTGCTCAGGACTTGAAGGCCATTCACGGTCTCGACGCTGAAACTGAACTTGCTAACATCCTAAGTTCAGAAATTCTTGCTGAAATTAACCGTGAGGTAGTTCGTACCGTTTATCGTAACTCCAAGCAGGGTGCCGCAATTAACACCTCTACTGCTGGTATTTTCGATCTTGATACAGACTCCAATGGTCGCTGGTCAGTTGAGAAGTTCAAAGGCCTCATGTTCTCTATCGAACGTGATGCAAACGTAATTGCTCGTGACACACGCCGCGGAAAGGGTAACATCATCCTTTGCTCTGCTGACGTTGCTTCTGCTCTTACAATGGCTGGTCTACTTGATTATTCAAGTGGTCTATCTGATAACCTCAATGTTGACTCCACAGGCAACACATTCGCTGGTACATTGAATGGTCGCTTCAAAGTCTATGTTGATCCTTACATGAACATGGGTGTACCTTACACAGGTTCAGGTGCCGTTGCTAACCAATACTATGTTGTTGGTTACAAAGGTACTTCCCCATATGATGCAGGCTTGTTCTATTGCCCATACGTACCATTGCAGATGGTCCGTGCCGTTGGTGAGAATAGCTTCCAGCCAAAGATTGGCTTTAAAACACGATATGGAATGCAGGTCAACCCATTTGCCGAGTCAAGTGCTCAGACAGCGGGTGCCGGGTCTGTTGACGCCAACGTGTACTATCGCCGAGTCCAGGTCACAAACCTTATGTAAGAAAAAACACACTTATTATAAAAATAAAGTGTTTTCTGAGACCTCCCTTCGGGGAGGTCTTTTTTTATATATAAATAGTTAAAAGTATTTTTCCGCACGACGAGCTCTGCGGGTACTCAAAAGGAGAATATGAAATGGCAAGTACGGTACAGTATTTAAGAGATAAAAAACAAGGTAGTGTTGTTGTAAAGATTGAAGGTAATGGAGCAGATACCACAACTCTAAATGCATCAGCTATAACAGGATTACCATCAGATGGAACAGCAACAATACGACGAGCTTTATGGACAGTAAGTAGTGGAGATATCACTATAACTTGGAAAGGTACTGGTGGTGATGCTGTAGCTTGTAGGTTATCAGGTAATGGGAATTGGAATCTTACACAAAACCCACCAGTAATTGCTAATAATGCAACCACACCATCTGGTAATATTACTATTGCCAAAACAGGAGCTTCTGTATATTCAATAATTCTTGAGATTGGAACAGGTGCATATTCCGCATAATGGCTTCAACATATTTAAGAGAAGGAGAGTTTGGCGGTTCTGATAGTGAACAAACTAGCGGAACCGGCAATACTCTTTCCAGGCAACCTGATGTTTTTGATTATTCACAAACTAATCAATTTAAAATATTTTTTCCTATTTTTCCAACAGTTGAATGGTTTGTTGTTTCGGCAAATATTCCAGGTATAACTTTAGGGCAAGCTACACAGGCCACGCCGTTTGTAGATATGCCTATTGTTGGTGAGAAAATTGTATTTGATAATTTTGATTTTACATTTATTGTAGATGAGCAATTAAAGAATTATATGGAAATGTATAACTGGGTAAAAAATATTGGTTTTCCATATAGTGCTAGAGAACAGTTTAATAAATTAGATAGACCTGATAATTTGAATAGACAAAAGACAGTTAGACGCAGAACAAACACAATGACTCCTGGTACAGGTACAACATCATCAGGTGATAGAAATTTATATACAGATATCAGATTAACAATTTTATCTAGTAAGAGTAATGCTGTTGCAAATGTTTATATGTATGAGGCTTTTCCAATATCTATGAGTTCAATTGAATATAGTCAGCAAGAAAATGATACTAATTATGCAATGTGTTCTGTTAGTTTTGCCTTCTCCTGGTTTGATCTGGAAACGGTAAAGAGCTCTGCAACAATATAAATAAAATTGAAGCAGTTATGTTATTTTAATTATTGTTTTTAAATCTTCTCACAAATTGTGGAAGCATATTTAGAAGTAGGGAGGAAAATAACCTCTAACTGCTTCACCCTTATTATATTATGAATATTGAAGAACTATATAATGAAATTGAAAGAGATTTGAAGATTGATGATACCGAACTAGACCTTGAGTCTATTCGTACCCCACAGCTTCACAATAAGTATCTCAAGATGTACACTACACAATCGCTTCAGTTAAAGCGATTGCAAGATGAATATAAAATTTTGTATAAGTTGAAGTGGGAATACTATACCGGTAAAGCACCACCCGAAACTTACAAAGAGAAGCCTTTTGATATAAAAGTATTGAAGGCTGATGTTGGTATCTACATTGATGCCGATACAGACCTTCAGCAGCTTAGTCAAAAGGTAGCTTATACAAAACAGATAGCTGATTATTTGGAAAAAATATTAAAGGAGATTAATAATAGAAATTGGACTATTCGTAATACGATTGAATGGAAGAAGTTCCTTCACGGTGAATAGTTGTGGATACTATAATAGAAAAATATAATGAAGCATACATCCGTATCAAGTGTGATCCAGCTATTGGAAGAGAGATATCAGAATTTTTCACGTTTGAGGTCCCTGGTGCCAAATTTATGCCGTCGGTCCGAAAAAGAATATGGGACGGTAGAATCAGATTATTTAGTCCTGGTACTGGTAAAATCTATTATGGACTATTACCTTATGTCCAAAAGTTTCTCTCGGAAAACGGACACAAATATCAACTCTCTGACGATTTTGAAACCAAGAACCTCGATAAAAAACTTACAGAGAAATTTGTCCGGTCTATTGAGAAAGGAAAAGTCAGAGCAAGAGACTATCAGATAGATGCTATTCATAAGATCATTTGTGATAATCGTGGTCTTATACTTTCTCCTACTGGGTCTGGGAAATCTTTTATCATCTACTCTTTAGTTAGATACTACACACAGAAATTACAAGATAAAAAAATATTGATTGTTGTACCGACTACTGGGTTGGTGGAACAAATGTATTCTGACTTTGCTGACTATGGTTGGTTCCCTGATGAGCATTGTCACAAACTCTATGCTGGTTCAGACAAATATACAAATAAAGAAGTTGTTATCTCCACATGGCAATCAATCTACAAACTAGATAAAGGATACTTTAGTCAGTTCGGTGCAGTATTTGTGGATGAGGCTCATCTGGCAAAGGCCAAATCATTGACTGGCATTATGACCAAACTACATGATTGTAAATATCGTATCGGTCTTACAGGCACACTTGATGGTACAGAGATACATCGTTTAGTATTAGAAGGATTGTTTTCTGTTCACGAAGAAGTTACCACCACATCAGAATTGATAGAAAGAAAAGAACTTTCTAATTTACATATTCGATGTTTAGTATTAGAACATACTAGGCAAAACAAAATGATGATGAGAGGTAAAACCTATCAACAAGAAATGGAGTATATCTCCACACATATGAAGCGAAATCAGTTTATAAAAAACTTGACTTGTTCATTAGAAGGTAATACACTTGTACTGGCACAATATATTGAAAAACAATTAGTGCCTCTGTGTAATATGATTGTTGATAGTTGTGGTGAAGATAGAAACATATACCTCATTTATGGTGCAACACCTACAGATGATAGGGAACAAGTCAGAGAGCTAGTAGAGAAAAATGATAATTGTGTTATTGTTGCATCGTATGGAACATTCTCTACTGGTGTAAACATTAAAAGAATACACAATATTGTATTTGCTTCACCATATAAAAGTCAGATAAAAGTTCTCCAGTCGATAGGGAGAGGACTGAGAACGGCTGGTGACAAAAAACAATTGGAATTATTTGACATTAGCGATGATATTAGTTATAATAATAAGAGTAATTATACACTTAATCACTTTTCGGAACGTATCAATATATATAATGAACAAAGCTTTGATTACGATATTGTTCCAGTTCAGTTAAAAGATAAATAATTATAATGGAATTTCCACCTAATCTAAGTTTGACAGAGAAGCCAACACCTGAGCAGTTAGCTGAGGAATCAAATGGTGTTTATGATGTTGATGGAAAGGATACTACTCACCACCTATATGGAAAGAAGTGCCCTGAGCTGTCTGAGCGTAATAGAAGAACTAATGATTGGAAAGGAGAGAAGAACCCTTGGTATGGAAAAGATAGGTCTGGTGATAAGAACCCTATGTATGATAATAACCATACAGAGGAATCTAAGAAGAAGATAAGTGAAGGCAAGAAGGGTGTAACTCCTGACCAATCATATCTAACTGATGAGATAAGGAAGATACGGTCAGATAGGATGAAGGCATATAATAAAGCAAGGCGTGGTGAAAAGCGTGGACCAAGGAAGAAAGATGGATAAACTCCAAATAGCAGATAAAGACGAGAACAGTAGTCCCTATAAGATCCTAAAAATGATTGATGGGTCTGATATACTTTGCAAAATTATTCAAGAGTACTCTGATGCTCTTGTTGTTGAATGTCCTATGTCTGTTACAAAACAACAGGTATTTGATAAACCAGATCATATAGTAGAACATACAGGATTACAGCGCTGGGTAAACTTCACCAATGATATTAAATTTGTTATTAATAAAGGACAGATACTTGGTTGGGGTAATCTAGCACCTGAAGTGATTGTTTATTATAAAATGATATCTACTAAAGCAAAAGAAGAAGCTGGTCTTGAAGCAACTAAAGATGAAAATGAAGATGAGTTGCTAGAAAAGATTAGAAATAATATTGAAAGGTTGTCTGAGATTATGGAACCAGAGGATGACATTAAAGAGGTTACACATTTACAACCTAAAAAGATACTTCATTAGTGTATTCTCTTTCTCTCGGAGACACTGCTGTTTATTTTATCACAGAAAATAGGATTTGTCAATAGTAAATTGAAAAAAATGAAACTTTTATTGAATTATTTTTTGAGTTTGTTTAGAAAGGAAAAACTTCGTATGTGGGATCATTATTGTGATGTCGAAAAAGATTTTATAGAAACTGCTGTAGGAGAAGAATGTAACTGGTGTGGTAGAACTGAATGAAAATATATTATACCAAGTATTGGCCAGAGGTTAGGCTTGACAATACCTTATAGCTATGAGATAATATAAGTGTTCAAGTAGAAAAGGACACGAACATGAGTGAAAGACGTTTTATATATCTGGCAGGACCTATTGCTGGATTAAATGAACAAGAAGCAACAACGTGGAGAGGATGGGTTAGTGAAAATCTACCTCACGGTATTATTGGCATTTCGCCTTTAAGATGTGAACCTCTCAAAGAGGGTATGGTTTATACAGATGATGGTGCAACTGATCCTATGTGGTCAGATGCTCGTGCTATTAATGCAAAGAATTGGCTTGATACAGAGTCAGCAGATTTAGTACTGGCATATCTACCTAAAGAGATGAATGATAGACGACCTTCTATTGGAACTATTATTGAAATTGGATGGGCAATCGGTTTGAGAAAACCTTTAGTTGTTGTATCTGATGATGATTATATAATGGAACATCCTCTTATTCAGCGTAATGCTTCTTGGAGACTGGATAATCTCCAAGATGCTGTAGAAGTTATTACAGGCCTATTTGGAGATTATGTGAAATGAGGAAACAACTCCAATGGCGCAACAAAAAAGAGTTCATTATGTAGACAATAAAAAGTTCTATGCAGCAATTATTGAAAGAAAAAAATTAATTAAAGAAGCTGAAGCGGTTGGTGAAGAACCTCCGCAGATCAGCAACTATTTGGGTGAGTGTATTTTAAAGATTGCAAATCACCTATCATACCGACCAAACTTTATAAACTATACCTATCGGGAAGAAATGATTTCCGATGGCATAGAAAATTGTTTGCAGTATATAGATAGATTTGATCCTGAAAAATCAAAGAACCCTTTTGCATATTTTACACAAATCATTTATTATGCATTTGTTCGTAGAATAACAAAAGAAAAGAAACAACAATCTATCAAAGAAAAGATGTTGAAAGAAAGCAATATTGAGGAGAGAATAGCTCTACAAGCACATGATGATGAGCGTGACTATCAGCAACAATTTGTTGATATGCTAGACAAATATACTTTTCATGCTGACGACTAAATATGAAAGTAGCGATAATTACAGACACGCACCATGGCGGTAAGAACGATAATGTTTCCTTTGCACAATTCCAACGAAGATTCTACCAAGACACTTTTTTCCCAATACTTGAAAGGGAAGGAGTTACAACGATACTCCATCTGGGCGATTGTTTTGATCGTCGTAAGTATTCTAATTATGCTAGCCTGAAGGCAGCGAAAGAGATGTTCTTTGAACCAGCACGGGACTATAATGTTCATATGTTGGTCGGCAATCACGATTGTTACTACAAGAACAACAATGAGGTAAACTCTATCTCATTGACTTGCGCTGAGTATTCCAACATAACTCTGTATGAAAGTGTTCCAGAAGTAGCAAATATCGGCGGAGCTGATATTCTATTCATACCTTGGATTGCACCTGCACACTATGCCGAGTCAGTAGACATTATTGCATCGGCACCAGCAGATGTTGCCATGGGTCATTTAGAAATCAACGGTAACGAAATGATGCCAGGACTTCTTTGTGACCATGGACTAGACAGAGATTTATTCAAACGATATGAACGAGTGTTTTCTGGACACTATCACGGGCAACAAGACGATGGTCATATTCGTTATCTGGGTGCTCCATATGAGATAACTTGGAACGATTATAACACAGCAAAAGGTTTCCATATCTATGACACTGACACCAGAGAGTTTGAGTTTTACCAGAACCCAAATAGACTATTTAAGAAAATCTTTTATGATGACACTAAAGAAGATATGATGAATGTTGATTTGTCTGAATATGAAAACACTTATGTAAAAATATTTGTGGTAAATAAAACTGACTTCTATCTTTTTGATAAGTTTGTGGAACGATGCTATAACGAGGGAAACTTTTTTGAATTGAAGATTGTTGAGGACTTTAGTGACCTTGACCCAAACGCTATTGCAGATGAAACACTAGAAGAAATAGAGGATACAATGTCTTTATTAGAAAGGTATGTAGGTGAGATTGATAGTGAAGCATTAGACAAACCAAAACTAAACAAACTTCTAAAAGGTTTATATGTAGAGGCACAAGAGATTGAATGATTATTTTTCGCAAGGTTAGTTTTCGCAACTTCCTATCAACAGGCAACACACCAACAGAAATAGAACTAGACAAACATAACACTACACTGATTATCGGTGACAACGGGTCGGGCAAGTCTACCGTACTTGATGCATTGTGTTTTGGCTTGTTTGGTAAGGCGTTCCGTAATATCAAAAAGGATCAACTGGTCAACTCAGTGAATGA